CACGTTACGAAAACCGTCGGGTATATGCGGTTGCAGACGATGCTACGGCAAGCCGACCCCGCGGGCCGCACGTGGACGGACAACGATAGCGAATTGTGCGTGCGACTCGCGAACGGTTCGCGCGTGTGGTTCAAATCCGCAGACAACCCCGATAGCCTTTTCGGCGACGACGTAAGCGCGGCCGTTATAGATGAGGCTACTCGATGTCCCGAAGCCGCGTTTAGCGCCGTACGTTCGACGTTGACGGCGACACGCGGGCCACTACGAATCATCGGCAACGTAAAGGGCCGAAAGAATTGGGTATACCGCCTAGCGCGAATGGCCGAATCGGGCGCGCCGAATATGGCGTACCACCGTCTAACGGCGTGGGATGCGGTCGATGGCGGCGTGTTGGATCGCGCAGAAATCGAAGAGGCGCGCGCGATTCTCCCCGATAACGTGTTTCGCGAATTGTATCTAGCCGAACCTACCGACGACGGTAGCAACCCGTTCGGAGGCGACGCTATCCGCGCTTGCGTCGCGCCGCTATCGACGGCGTCGCCTGTCGCGTTCGGCGTTGATCTAGCGAAATCGCACGATTGGACGGTGTGTTGCGGCGTCGATTCGTCGGGCGCGGTGTGTGTTCTAGAACGGTGGCAATCGGATTGGGGCGCGACACGCGAACGCGTCGCGCGCATCGTCGGCAACACAACCGCGTATATCGACTCAACAGGGGTAGGCGATCCAATCACCGAAGATATATGCCGCACGTGTCGCAACGCCGAAGGGTTCAAGTTTACGAACGCAAGCAAGCAGCAGATAATGGAAGGGCTATCGGCGGCGATTCAATCGCGCGATGTTCGATACCCCGACGGTTGGTTGCGCGCCGAATTGGATTCGTTCGGCTTCCGATATAACGCGGGTAGGGTTACGTATGAAGCGCAGAGCGGGCACGACGACGGCGTGTGCGCGTTGGCGCTTGCGCTTGCCGCGCGTCGCCGCCATAAGCCGTTTCTATTCAAGGTAATCTAAACCGATGAACTTACTACGCGCCATTGTGAAAGCCGCCGACCCTCGCGCGTGGATCAACGCGTCTACCCGAAGTTTCGAAATGCGAACGTCCGAAGGGCGCGCCGCGCCATTCGATCACAAAGCCGCGGTGGCCTACTACAATTCGTGGATTTACGCGGCGGCGTCTATCAACGCGAACGCGGTAGCGTCTACTCCGCTACGGCTATACGTTCGTAGCGACGCCGCTACGCGGCAAATGTGGAACACGCGCGCCGCGTCGCGTAAGTCGATTGCGCGACTGCGCGGCGACACCGCGCACCAACCGTCGGCCGTCGTGATGCGAAAGGCGGCGGAACTAGGCGAAGATTTTGAAGAGGTAACCGACGACCATCCGTTGTTACGCCTGTTGTCTACGGCGAATCCGTGGTTCAACGGATACGACGCCACGGTGCTACGCGTCGTGTGGCAAGAATTGACAGGCAACGCTTACCTACACGTTGTAACGGATACCTTTGGAACGCCGTCGGAATTGTGGCCGATGCCGCCGCAATGGACGGAAGTTATCCCCGATCCTGTCGAGTTCATTAGCGGCTACCGCTACGGGAAGGCTAGCGAATCGAAGCGCACGTTTTCCGCCGATGAGGTAATCCATTTTCGCCGCCCGAATCCGCGCGACCTGTTCTACGGCATGGGGAAACTTGAAGCCGCGTGGGGTGCGGCGAACGCCAATGCGGCGCTACATTCGATGGACTTGGCGATGTTCCAAAACAACGGGCGCCCCGATTACCTGTTGACTATCAAGGGGAACGCGTCGGGCGATGAACTAGAACGCGTGGAGCGTGCAATCAAACAGAAGTTTCGCGGGCCGCGCAACCGTGGGAATTTTATGGTTTCTACCGCGGAAATCGACGTCAAGCCGCTCGCGTTTCCGCCGAAGGATTTGACAGGGCGCGACGATGTCGTGGAAGAAATCGCCGCGGTGTTCGGTGTGCCCGTGTCTATGTTGAAGGCTAACGACCCGAACCTAGCGGGCGCGTCTATCGGCTTCGCGTCGTGGCGCGAAATGACGGTGCTACCCCTATGCCGCATGGACGAAGAAACGTTGAACCAACGTTTGTTGCCGATGTTCGGAATCGAAGGCGACGCGGTGCTAGCGTACGACGACCCCGTACCGTTGAACCGCCAACAGGATTTGACGGAAACGCAAGTCGCGGTAGCGGGTGGTTGGTTGACGCCAAACGAAGCCCGCGAACGCTACGGGCTAGAACGCGCCGACGACGCAATGGCCGACCGATTGTTGGTCAACGGGCAACCGCTAGGGGCCGCCGCGGCCGCGCCTATGGCGCTTGACGCGCCGACGCCACAAACCGCGGCGGTTACGTCGCCCGTGTCGCCTGTCGCACAATCGGCCGACGCCGTGGCACCGTCGGCCGAACCAATCACCGCCACAAAGTCGGCGCTTTCGGATTGCGTCGCCGCGAAAATTCCGACGCTAATAGCGGAAGGCTACGACGAATCGCAAGCCGCGGCGATTGCGTACCAAATGTGCGGCGAATCCAAAGCGTTAGAAGATATCGACACCGTGCCACCGCAAGCCGTCGCGGACAACGCGCGCCGCGCGTTAGATGTGCGCGAATCGAAGCCGCCTAGCCAACGCGGAATGACGGCTACGGGAATTGCGCGCGCACGCGACCTAGCGAACCGCGTAGCCGTATCGGAGGAAACGATTCGGCGCATGGTCGCCTACTTCGAACGCCACGTGGGAGACAAGCAAGGCGCGACGTGGGACGAACAGGGTAAGGGGTGGCAAGCGTGGAACGGTTGGGGAGGCGACGAAGGGTGGGAATGGGCGAAGCGCAAGCGCGACGAATTCGACCGCGCACGCGGCGAGAAGCCGCACGCGAAGTCGTGCGCGTGTTGCGCGCACGATGCCGACGCCGTCAAGCATTCGGAACTATGGCTAACCGACGCCGACCGTATTACGAAAGCCGCGGGTACGGGTGAATTGGTAGACGACGAATTGTTAGCGGGATTCCTAAAGGGAGTAGACGCCGTTTTCGCCGCGCAGATTAGCGCCGTTGTCGCGGCAATCAAACGTGAGGGCGACGCGACGCCCGAAACCGTCGCACGCGCCGTAGGGGTATTGGAGCGCGGCGCGTGGCATCGTGAATTAGTAGACGCGCTAGCGCCATACATTCGTCGGTCGTTGCAACACGGCGCCGATATTGGGTTCGCGAACCTGTCGAAACTCGCAACGTCTACGGCCGTTGCCGAATTGGGTTGGAGTAGCAAGGAACTAGCCGAATATGTCGAACGCGGTAGCGTTCGGTTGGCGTCGCGCGCGGCCGATTCAATCAACGGCTATACCGTCGAACGCTTGCGCGATATGTTCGGCGAAGGAATGACGCTAGGCGAAACCACCGATGAACTAGCGACACGCGTACAGGATTGGGCGAAGGGCGAAGGGGACGACATACGTGCGACGCGCCGACGTGCAACAATGATTGCACGCACCGAAGCCGCGCGCGCCGCGGCCACCGCGGAGTCGGACGCGTGGAAATCCACGGGCCTAGTGTCGGGCAAACGTTGGATATTGGCGCCCGACCCGTGCGAATTTTGCGAAGCCGTAGCGAAGAAATTTAGCCAACAGGGCGTCGGGCTAGATGATTCGTTCTACGCGAAGGGCGACACGTTGACAGGCGCCGACGGCGGGAAAATGAAACTCGACTATGAAGAGATTTCCGCGCCGCCGTTGCATCCAAATTGCCGTTGCGCGATGCAACCGACGTTGGTAGACGATTACGAAAACATTGCGGCGGAAGCCGAACGGCGCGCACGCGCGCGGAAGGTATGACCATGCAACGTAAGAAACTAAAAGCCGAATTGGTACCTAGCGCGGGTGGATTCACCGCGACCGTAACTACCGCTGCAATCGACCGCGACGGGGAGGTGGTCATTCCGCAAGGAATGAACGCGACAGAATACGAAACGAATCCCGTGCTGTTTTGGAATCACGACATGACGCTACCCGTAGGCCGTTGCGTTTCGTTGCAGCGCAATCCCGATAGCATCGTGGGCGAATTCCAATTGGCCGAACGCCCCGCGGATTACGTCGGGGAATTCTTCCCCGATTTTGTACGCGCCGTAATTGGGCAAGGGGTCGTAAAGGGCGTAAGCATTGGATACGTACCCGAACAGGGCGGCACACGTCGCGCGACGGTGGACGATAGGAAACGCTACGGCGACGCCGTACACACCGTCTACAACAAATGGCGGCTTATGGAAATCTCCGTGGCGCCGTTGCAATGCAACCCGCAAGCATTGATTAGCGCCGTACGGAAGGGCGCCGTAGACGCAAGCGCAGCGGCGCGTTGGCTTGACTACGTCGAACCGAAGCGCGTACAGATTGTTGTACCCGTTCCGACGCGCACGTGGGCCGACGCCGCAAGCGCGGCGCGGGTTCATCCGATTGATACTACCGCCGTGGTGCGTCGCGAATTGTCGCGCGCGCGCGGCGCGTTGCGTTGACGTGGCGACTACGAACGGGCGGCAATGTGCCTTGACGCGTAGCCTTGAACTAGATGCAACACCAAAGGATTTAGGAACATGAAAACCCTCAAAATTTCGGAATTCACTACCGCGCTAAAGAACGCGGCCGCACAGCACGGGGAACGCGGCGTCGCCCACACAAAGGCGCTTATGTTGCAGGATTGCATGATCGTGGACGAATCGGGCGCACCGATTGACCCCGCAAACATCGACGTCATGGTGGCACCCGCCGCCGCGGCCGAAGTCGAAACCGACATGGCAAAGCCCGAAGAATCGAAGGACGCCGCCGCGGTGGCGAAGTCGGTTCGCGCGGAAATCCGCGCGGCAATCGCCGAAGCCGCACCCGCTGCACGTCGTACCATCGTCACAGGTGGCGACGACGATATGCCGAAGATTCGCGGAGGACGGTTGAAGAATTTCACCGACGGCCGCGAAGCGTACCGTTTCGGTCGGTTCATTTTCGCCGCGTGCAATCACACGAAATCGGTGGATTGGTGCGCGCGTAACGGGCTTGCCGTCAAGGCGCATTCCGAAGGGAACAACAGCGCGGGCGGCTTCCTAGTTCCCGACGAATTTTCCGACACGCTCATTTCTCTTCGCGAACAATACGGCGTGTTCCGTGCCAACGCGAAGTCGTGGCCAATGTCGCGCGACGTGATTTACATTCCACGACGCACGGGCACCCTCACGTCGTATTGGGTTGGCGAAACAAAGGCGGCGACGGAATCGACGCAGACCTTCGACAACGTGATGCTACAGGCGAAGAAACTTTTCGCGCTTACCACCACGTCTACGGAACTTGCCGAAGATGCCATCGTGAATATCGCCGACAGCGTCGCGGGTGAAATCGCCTACGAATTCGCATTGCGAGAGGATCAAGCGGGATTCCTTGGCGACGGTACCCAACAATACGGCGGTATTGTCGGACTCGCAAACGCGGTTGGCGCCGCGGGCACGTCCGATTCGGGCATCGGTACCGCAACGCTAGCCGCTACATCGGTTGCAGATTTGCAAGCCGACATCCACGGCATGATGGCGCTACTTCCCGCCTATGCACAGACACCCAACGCGAAAATCTTTTGCCACAAGGCGGTTTTCCACGCGCTGTTCGAACGCGTCGCAATGGCGGCGGGTGGCGTAACCGCGGCCGAAATGCAAAACGGAATCGCGCCGCGATTCTTCGGCTACCCTGTCGTGTTCACGCAAGTCATGAATGGAACCGTAGGTGCAGGAACCGACGGTGTCGTATTGGCCTACTTCGGCGACCTTACGCAAGCCGCCGCGTTTGGCGACCGTCGCGCCGTGTCTATCAAAACATCCGATAGCGCGTTGAACGCGTTCGAACAGGATGAAATCGTAATCCGTGGTACGCAACGCGTGGATATCAATTGCCATTCGTGCGGCGACGCATCCACCGCGGGCGCTATCGTCGCGCTTACCCGCTAACACCGAAGGGAAACCAATCATGCTTGAAGTTTCAAACCAAAAATCAACCCTTCTAATCAACGGCGCATCGGCGGCAACCAATGCCACCGCTACCGCAAACGTTGATACGCGCGGCTTTGATTCGTGCCGCATTGCGGTTTGGCAATCGACCACCAACGCGCCTAGCGCGTTGAAGGTTGAACACGCCGACACGACCGACGCTACCGCGTTCGTTACGATCAACGCTACGGGCGGTACGGATTTCACACTTCCGACTAGCACCGCGACGACGACGAACCCGCTAGCGGTGTTCGATATCAACACGGGCGGCCTACGCCGCTACCTACGATTGTCGTATACCCCCGCAACCGCTACGGCTAACGTCGTTGCTATTGTGGAATTGGGGCGACCTCTTACAGGTATTGACAGCGCGACCGACCTTTCCGCGGGCGCATGGGTAACAGTTCCCGCGCGCTAACTAGTCGAACCTTTCTACCTTGCTACGGGGCGTGGGTAATCCCGCGCCCCGTAGTATTAGAGGCAATCATGCAACACAACAGCAACACGAAAACCATCCTTCTACACCTTGGAACAACCGCAACCAATGCCACGGCTACGGGGCAAGTCGATACAAAGGGCTTCGATTCGTTACGCGTAGCCGTATTCAAGAGTACGACACACGCGCCGACTACGTTCAAAATTGAACACGGAGACACCACCGACGCTACCGCGTTTGTTGCGTGTGGATTGACAGGCGGAACGGATTACACAATCCCCGTACAGGCCGCGGGAACCACCAACCCGTATTGCGTGTTCGATATTGATACTTCGGCTTTCCGTCGGTATCTGCAATTTACTTGCACTCCGGGCGCGTCGTCGAACATCATTACGACGGCGAACCTTGCCCGCCCTGCAATCGGGCAAAAAGCCGTCGCCGATGTCGCGTCTACGATTTGGGTGCGTTCTCCGGAACGGTGATAGAATCCAACAGCCGCGGACGTCGGAGCCGTTTGTAGGCGCGCACGGCGTCGGCGAAAGTCGGCGCCGTGTCTTATGACCATTACGAAAATCGACATCGGTTGCATGGATCGTTGCACCGCGGGCTTCGAACCGTGGGATATCACACAGGGCCGCGACGCGCGCGCGCTTGTCGGAATCCCCGACGGTTCGCTAGACACAATCAAAGCCTCTCACGTGCTAGAACATATCCCGCACCGCGAAACCGTAGCGGTGTTGCGCGAATGGTCGCGCGCGCTTCGCGTCGGTGGAGAATTGCTAATCGCCGTACCCGATTTCGACAAATGCGTTGACGCATATACGCGTGGCGTCGCGTGGCCTATCGAATCCTACGTGATGGGTGGACAGACGGACGCGAACGATTTTCACGCGGCGATATTCAACCGACAGAAACTAACCGACGCGCTAGCGTCTGCGGGCTTCGAAATCATCGGCGATTGGTCGGGCGATTCCGATTCATGTTCATCGTTGCCAGTGTCTTTGAATGTGCGCGCCGTCAAGCGCACCGCGGGGGTGTTGCGCCGCGCACCGATTCGCCCGCTACCCGATATGCACGCGGTGATGAGTATGCCGCGGCTTGCATGGACGGAAAATATGGGGTGTTGCTATACGGCTTTAGGGCCGTTGCATATTCCGTTCGTGCGTTCGATTGGTGTCTTTTGGGGCCAATGCCTACAACGATTGTTCCAACAGATCGCAGAAGGCGGCAAGCATAAGTACATTTTAGCAATCGACTACGATACGATTTTTGACGCGCACGACGTGTGTATGTTGCGAGACATTGCAGACGCGCACGAATTGGACATCCTTTGCCCGTTGCAGATTGGCCGCGACCGTAACCAATTGCTAGCGAAAATGGACGACGGAACGGGTAACGCGGTTACGGAACTAGCCGTGGAACGATTGAACGATGACCATTGGCCCGTGCTGCACGGGCATTTCGGGCTAACGTTGATTCGATGCGACCGCCTACGGGAATTCCCGATGCCGTGGTTCATCGGCGACGCGGGCGCGAAGGGCGATTGGGGAAACGACCGCGTAGACGACGACGTATACTTTTGGAAGAAGGCGCGCGCCGCGGGTTGGAAAATTTCAACCACGCCACAGGTACGCGTCGGCCACCTACAGGTTGTGGCATCGTGGCCCGACAGGAACTTGAATTGCATCCACCAATTTATGCACGACTTCCACGCGAACGGAAAACCCGATTGGACACTACCGCAAACGTAATTTGCATAGCCCTACAACCGTGGGCGGGTGCCCGTCGCGGCGCGATTGTCGCGGTATCGCCCGCGCTTGCGGTTGCGTTGCAGCGTCGCGGCGTGTTGGAATTGGTAGCGCAACCTACGACCGCCGCGAAGCCGCGGGAATCGCCCGTGGCGCCGTCCGACGTTGCTACCCCCACAGACACCCCACGCAAGCGCGGACGGCCGCCGCGGGCGAAATGAGGCGGCTACGCGTGCCGATGAACGGAACAACCAATGGCCGTTGACCAATACGCCCTAACCACCCTTGCCGCGCTGAAATCCTATATGGGAATTTCGGTTGCCACCGACGACGCGGTGTTAGAATCGGCTATCGACCGCGCGACGTATGCGATAGAAGCGCATACCGATAGAAAATTCGTGCAGCGTCGGTTTTACGAATGGACGACCGCACACGGCGACGGCGGGCTAGTCGTTCAAAACCCGCCCGTGGGGCACGTCCACTATGTGGGATTCGGTTCGCTAGCGTGTATGACGGTTCGTAGCACGGTGGCTAGCGATATATCCGCAACCATAACGGTTTCAGAAGAGCGTATTACGTTGACGCGCACGCAATCAGACGGCACCGAAACCGCTACACAAATTCAATTTGCGAACCACAAAACGTCGTCGTCGATTGCCACGCAGATTTCCGCTACGACGGGCTTCGGCGCGTCGTTGTCGGTGAATTGTGCAGCGCGTCGAATCAATCGAATCGTCGGCCGCGATCTAAAGGATAGCGTCGCTACGATTACCTTCGCCGATCAGGCGCAAATGGACATAACGGGCGACCTACCGCGCGGCATTCTCTACATTGGTCGTAGCGGATACGACGACGACAACGGCGACGGGTGGCCTACGGCGCCCGTGTCGGTTCTAGTGGATTACGACGGCGGATACGAAACGATTCCACCCGACATCGTCCACGCGTGCCACCTAATCGCGAGCCGAATTTACAACGGCCGCAAGCGCGACAACGCGCTAGCGTCGGAATCCTTCGGGGATTATTCCTACTCACTAGGCGGCGTCGATTCTTTGGATGCCGAAGCGCGCGCGCTACTTGCACCATATAGGCGCTACTACAAATGAGCGTATCTAGCCTCATTTCTCAACACGGCGTAACCGTTGACGTGTTGACGCCGACCGCGACGATAGCCGCGAATGGTTCGGTATCGAATGGGTATACGCTTACCGCGCAATTGGCGGCGTTCGTCCAACCGCGTTCGGCCGCCGATACCGATTTCGCGGGCGCGCCGCGTATGCGCGTCGGCGCTACGTTCTACTTCGCGGGGCAACAGTCGTTTGATACCGACGGTTTGTTGTCGATTACCGACGGGCAATACGCGGTACGGTCGGTGCGTATACCGATTCTACGACCTAGCGCCGCGAACAATTGCCATACCATCGTCGAAGCCGACCGCGTAAACGGGCTAACCTTTCCGATTGTGGAAGGGTAACCCTATGTCGTTCGTACCCGATCCCAACGTACAGAATAAACTACGGCGCGCGGTGCAAGAGGGCGTAAACGCGTACCTGTTGATTGTCTCGCGAACGATGCGAGAAACGCTATCGAAGCAAGGCGGCGGTTTGTTGTACCGTGTCGGTAAGGGTAAGAAAAACGGGCGGAACTCTCGCGAGCGTGGATACCACCGCGCGTCGCGTAGCGGCCAACCACCCGCCGCCGATACGGGCGCGTTGCGTCGGTCGTGGCAAGTCGGCCGCGGGTTGCAGGGCGGAACGGGCGGAATACCAATACCGAAGGGTGCCGACAATTTCGTGCCGTCGCGACGCAAGCGCCGACCCGTACCCGCGGAAGCGCGGCAGGCCACGCTAGCCATTTTGAATCACGGAAACATCGTTGGGTACCGATTCGGTAGCGCGTTGAAATATGCACGAATCGACCGCGGGTGGGGCCGCGTCAAGGCGCGCCCGTACGTCGAACCTACGATGGCTATGACGCGCGACCTATTCGAACCGACAATGGCTACCGCGCTTCGCCGTCATTTTGGAGGGCCGCCGCGTGCATAATCTTCTAGACGCGTTGCGAACCAAAATTGCGTCGTCGGGTACGGGTTCGGGATTCGCGGCGCTGTTTAGCGGTCGCGTCTATCTAGACAGCGCATCGGGCGATGATTCGTTGCCGCTGTGCGTCTATACGGGCGCTCAAAACCGATACGAACGCGCGTTCGATTCGACGTTGGATACGGTGAACGTAACCTTTCAAATCTTCGAACCGTCGAACCAATGCTATTACGGCCCGACAGGTAGCGTGCGATTGAAAACGCTACTAGACAACGTAGAACTATCCGCGACGGGCTACGCGCGCGCGGTGGTATACCTACGGCAACGGGGCGTGCCCGTTTTCGCCGATGATGTGTGGACAACGTCCGACGTATACGAAATCGTTGGATTCGTGAAGGGATAAACGATGCCTATAAATTTCATTGTTGGAAACGACGGCGCCGTGGCGTTTCCGTCTACCGCGTACAGCATGAACGTCCGTACCTTCGCGGCTAACGTTTCGTATACGGAATCAATCCTAACGGGCTTCGCGCATAGCGG